ATATAGTTTGATACTTGTTTAACTATAGGTGCAGTAGATAGTGCCCTAATAGTAAATGATGCAGGATACGTTCCTAAAACTGTAGTATTATTCGAATACTTAGCCGTAAAAGTTGAGCTCGAAAACGGAGCCAATATTAATACTGTCCTATTTAACGTGAATGTAACTGTTCCACCGGGCGTGGGCGTGCTAGTCGGCGGCCCACTCATTATGATATAATTAGTACTGGAAAGACCTGATGATGTTTGTCCAGTATAGCCGTTACCATTAGCTTCCCATCCTACCCCTACTCCCGAATTACTAGTTACCCGGAGTAAGTACTGAGGCGGACTGAACTGGATGTTTTCCCCAACCAGAGGCGTCCCGTTGGGCGCCGCACTGGTTATTACTGTGGATGATGTAAATCCTGCAATTGTCTGCCCTGCTGTGTATCCATTACCAAATAGACTGTAGCCCACTACTAAACTGGCAGTGGAATTAACAGTTAGACTAGTGCCAGTATGAGAAACATATTGTTTTAGTTCGTCGCCTATGTCGTCGGCATAGGTAACTGCCTGAGTTTCGACGGTAGTATTAGCAGTGTAGTCGGTCTGCCCTGCAAAAGGACTTTCCCATGTGCCCGGAAAGGACACACTATGAGATACTCCAGCATCGTTAGTGAAGTCTATGCCTGTAATATAGGTAGTAACCGAATCACGGTTCCATATCAAATAGGTTCTTGTTTCGCTGTCAGCCATGCCGGGTAGTGTCCTGTGTTGTTTTTAGATATTTATGGTAAATCCAGCTACCGTTGGACTCACTACCAATAGGGTTGTTGCTTCATTTGCATAGGTTATGCTAAAGTCAATATTCTTTTCATCAAATCGTTTAGTTGCAACCACCGTGATGTTGAGTGTGCCGCTGGTATATACCCTAGTATAGTCTGTGGTATTAATGTACTGATCTCTAGTGTATCTAAATTCCTGAGCGGGACTATTGTTGATCCAGTTAATCCAACGTATCCATTCTAGATCTAGATCGTTATTGGCCACGTCCGGTGGCTGGTATGCCGGTTTCCACACCAGATAGTTGCCCACATTAAAATAGTAACGGGCCTCTAGTCGAGTAATGAATTCTGCAGTAGCTTCGTGGGTAATAGTTGTGGGGTTCAACCCCCATGATAAAGTTCGGGTACTTGAACTGGCAAATACCTTGGGACCGGTACCCGCATCATTGAGCACAAACTGCTGGGGGTGACATGTATATCTCGTGGGTTCAACTGTCAATAGATCTGCTACTGCTGCTAACGCTGTACCACGATCTAGGGTAACCAACTGGGTGCTTGTGCCCAAGTATGCAGTAGATGTAGTAGTGTTGAGAATATGCAGGCTGATGGAATTTATGTCATAGACTAACGAGTCCCACTGTAGTGCGGTAACCCGAGTGTTGGTAGTAACCGGTAAGCTGTCAATAGCCGGTGACCCCCACCCATTTTCACCTAGACCCAGAACGTCGGCTACCTTGCTCTGTATAACGTTGTAATCGGATGCTAGTATTTGGGTCATAGTGGTCAGTTCCTTGCAGGGTCTAATGTATCAGCATATTTAGTTTTTTTAACAGCCCAAGACTAGAGCATTAAATACTGCTATAATAAAATATATACACACATGTACCTATAATATGTGCGTGAAAAGAGTAATCAACAAATATGTCAAAAAAACTTGGAATTATACAAACTAGAGGCCTGGGTGACATCATGATCGCCCTGCCCATAGCCCTGAACTATCACGAGCAGGGCTATCATGTACATTGGCCCGTGGTCAGCACCTGGGTCGAACAGCTAGCAGCACAGGTACCCTGGGTCAAATGGATACCCATCGAACCCGATCCGGGAGCATTCTTCTATGATACGCCTCGAGAGCGGCTTAAGAACTTTGGCTGTGACGAGATCATATGTCTGTATCAAGCCCTGACCGGACATCCGGAATTCACCCAAGAACCTTGGTTCCAGCACACGGCCTTTGATCAGTACAAATACATTCGTGCGGGGGTGGCCTTCAAGGACAAGCTGCGTCTGGGCGAGTGCATCCAACGTGACCCCCAAAGAGAAGCTGATCTCTACGCCAAGATCCTGGGCACTGACACAGCTCCTTATATAGTAACACATCTAACCTCCTCTGAGCAGACCGTGCGCTACGATCCCGCTATCATACCCCAAGGTTGGCGTGTGATCGATATTACCACAGAAGGTCGCATATTTGATTGGCTCAAGATAATCGAAGGTGCAGAAGCGGTAATCATGACTGACTCAGTTATGGTGAATCTAGTGGATGGCATGGATATCCAGGGCCCGGAACGCTACTTCATCCCCCAGCATCACATACAGCTATCAGCTACGCTCTTGGGCGCCTGGACCTACCTGCCCAATCCGGAACTAAAGCCACAAGCACAGATATTCCGTGCGGGTTAATATACTACATAAAGAACAAAACACAATGACCATAACCGTACTAACACCCATTTCAGTAGGCGAATTGCTGGACAAGATCACCATACTGGAACTGAAACAGGATCGTATCCAAGACCCAGCCAAGCGCTCAAACATCCTAGAAGAACTGGTCCAGCTGACCCGGATACTTGACCAACTAACTCTGCCCAATACTCAAGAGATCGACACGCTGAGAGTTGAACTGAGCCAGATCAATGCAGACCTCTGGTGGATAGAAGATCACAAACGTGCATGTGAAAAGACTCAACAGTTTGACGCTGCCTTCTTGCGATCAGCCCGCCAGGTATATCTAAAGAACGATCAACGTGCCCGGATCAAACGACAAATTAACCTGTTATCAGGTTCAACTATAGTAGAAGAAAAGAGTTATTGAACTAACAGTAACAACATACCGTACAGTCTAGGGTCCAAACGATAGTAATCAAAACCCAAGCTGAACCACATAGAAGGATCTTGCTGTGCAATAAAACTGTGCAGTAAAGATCCTTTTACTATATATACAGGCCAGTCAGGATCAGCCGAATCCGTGTGCATTAGATTGGTCTTGTGTATTGAGTTAGAAGTCATAATATATAGTAGTATAGAGTATAGCATAAAACCCCGCTGTAGCCATATAGGTATTAGCACTCTTAGCACATACACATACACCCAAATGCCCCGCTGTAGCACTATTAGGATATAGTCATATAGCGCATATACATATAGTCAAATACCCCGCTGTGGTGGCCTTACTATATAGAAGAACTCAAACTTGTCTAGTGATTAGCCTGAGGGGCAGGGTGGGAGAACTGTGGAAAGAACCTGAGAGAAAGGTGGAAAGAACCTGAGAGAATGTTGAAAACCATTTGAGCATAGCCTCTCTTCCCCACCCTGACCCCACCGTAGGCCACTATAGAAACCGCACCAGGCTACCGTAGAAACACAGCATCTTATGCTGGAAAACAGTCAAAAATGTGGCAAAAATGCTGCCAAATGCCCGGTTATTAGCAGGGTTTTTGCCCCTAGACTTGCCCAAACTACTCTACTGTGTTATACTATATACACTAAGTGAAAAACCGTAACAGTATAGCTAGTGTATGAGTCTGCCCTACAGTCGCTTACCAGATGGGAGTAGGGACCAAGTACATGAGCAGTAGTCTTAGACTCTGTGTACTATATAGTGAAAGACCGGCCGGTATTTGGTAAGCGGCAAAGGCTAGCCCTTGGGCAGGAACAAGGTCTGCGGGCCCGTATAATGAAACTTGCGTATATACGGGATATATAATGACTATACTAGTATATAGTGGGATAATACCTTTATATACAGTATAGTCTATTATGTAGATAATCATTAACTGATTATCTGGATTATGCTTTAAACAAACTCAATATTATCTGTACGCATAGTTTGTTTTGCAGTAGAGATAATACGCTCTTTATCTTTTTGTATAGTTTCCCAAACAAAATCTCCGCTAACAAAATCGCATTTAGCACGAGTAGGGAACTTCCAAGCGCCTTTATCTGTTTGTTCTGTAACATTAAAAGCGCAGATAATAGTATAAACTTCTTTATCTTTATTATATACAATTTTAGCTTTTGCAGTGTTTGCAGTGTATACTTTAGACATGTGCTTCCTTTGTTGTTTAAGTATGTATTATAGCATCTTTTTGGAGTGCCTGTCTTGTTGTATTTTGAACACAGATCGTTTGGAGGGTCTTTGTTGACAGGGGGAACATTTGAGCTTATAATACACACATGACACAGACACTTACACAACGCAAAAAGAGAGTTGACCGCAATCATATAATCTATGAGCTTGTGGTCAATGGCAAGAACTACATTGGAGTCACTGCCAAGACTGAGAGCACTGTGAACAAGAGCGTGCTGTCGCGTGCCGCAAAGCACTTCTATCGTGCTAAGACTGAGACTAAGAACTGGCTTCTGTGTGCAGAGCTTCGTACACTGAGCGACAAGAGTGAGATCGAAGTCTATGTGCATGAAGTGATTCGCGGCAAAGTGGCTGCTCATAAGCGGGAAGTTGAGATCCGTCGTATGGTAAAGCCTGTATTGAACACTGATGTTAGAGGAGATTGATATGAGTATGCTTAGAGGCGGGAAGACAGGTGCTGAGCCAGGACTCTTGCAGGACGACTCTAGGGCTCTGTTCCGCTGGTTTGCTTCGCGGATAGATGCTCGCTGGACACTCCGCAGGGTCTTGACAAGTTGGTAAAACCGTGTTATAATACACACTTACAAGGAGCAGACATGAAGCAGAACTGGACTATGTATATATACAAGCGGGATCAACGCTACAAGTCAGGTGAGCGACTGTTCAGTACCACAGTGTGGCAGGGCAGGGATGCTGAGGGCATGAAGCGCGAGTGCAACGATCTCTACAACCTGTACCCTGCAACGGCGGGGTGGCGCATGGAGTACTTCCCAACTACCAAGATCGTGAAGAACTTGATGACTGGGCAGGACGTTGAGATCGCATACGACACTCCCCGTTCATGCGATCCATCAAGCGAACTCTACTGGAGCATGTAAAGCCCTTAGACTTGACAGGGTTTTGGTTTTACCATATAATTGACACTTACACACAAAGGAGCACTATGTCTATTCAAACTGTTAATGCAGAGATCCTCGCAGGCAACTTCACTAACGATCAACTGACGTCTATCATCGACGCTGTGAAGTTTGCCCGAGCACGTATGGCCGAGAAGAACAAGCGCTCGATCACACTGGGCTCTAACGTTAATTTCACCAGCACCAAAACTGGGCAGAACTACACGGGTGTGGTCACAAAGATCGCGATCAAGTACGTTACAGTCAAGACGATCAGCGGTCTGTGGAGAGTGCCTGCCAACATGCTTACAGTCGTAGCAGACGAGCGCGAGTACGCTTAACCCTATGCTTGAAAGGGTCTTTGGTTGACCCTTTTGGAGATCGGTGTTATAATACATACTTGTTCAACAGGAGAAGCAAATGACAGTCGTATATAAAGCAGGTGAGCAGACCTTTAAGGCCGTTGAATTGCTGTTTGGCAAGCGCGAACTGGTCAATGCCGTTGTAGAGCAAGTACTGATCAGCCAAACAGAAGCGTTCATTGAGATGATCATGGACGGGCAAGAGGACATGTCGCGTAACGGGATAAACGAGACCCTGCGTGGCGTTAAAGACAGTGCCACTGATTTTATCGGCGACATGATGGGCGATCTCGAAAGCATGATTCGCGAGCGCCTCAAGGCTGTTAATTACGGCGCGGCTGTTACTGGGATCAAGTACGATCTCGCTGGGGACGTTATAGACATTGAGGTCGATGTGTCTGTGGGCGTTGAATAACCCTTCGGTTGACAGGGACTTTGATCCCTGTTATAATACATACATCGCAACAAGGAGCTGATATGTTTAATTCGTACGCAAAGATTCGCCCAGAGACTACACGACTTATTGACATGATGGATAGCGGCGAGATTGATGCTCGTGCTGTGGCAGACATGGCACTGAGCTGGCTTAGCGAGAGCGATGTTAAAGGCATGATGCAGGCTAACGACATCCCTACAACTGACCAAGCAGAGGACGAGGAAGAGGAGGAGTGGACTCCCGACAATGCAGACTTTAACGATCCCGGCTCACGTCATCACTATTAATTAAGGACTGAACATGCGAGATTACTTCGAACTGGCGACTTACGAGCGCGATGGCTTTACTGTTATCGTAGACCAGACCTGGGAAGACTTGAGCCCTCGAGACTGTTTCGATGACGAGTGCCACGACATTGCGCAAATCTGCAAGGACATCGACTCGGGCAACCTGGATTGGTTCATGCTGCGGGTGCGTGTAATGGTAGAAGGTCTTGAGATGGGCAGTCACTACCTGGGCGGGTGCCTGTACAAAGATGCTCGTGAAGTACTTACAGATGGTACCGCAGAGGACTGCATCGGCGAAGCACTGCATGAAGCCAAGTCGCAAGTCTACAAGTACAAGCAGAAGTTCGCTGAGTTGAGCGACATGGTTGACAGAGAAGGGATTGTTAGTGTCTAATATTAATAAGAATGAAGTACTACAGTGGGCAGGGACTGCCTGCATCTTGACAATGTACGTGCTCATGAACTTCTTCCGGGAGTTGGGACTAGACCCGTTGTTCGGACTCCTGGGAGGTCTTTGCTATGCTACCTGGGCATACCGTGTGGCAAATAAGCCACAGATGATTGTTAACGTTGTAGCGATATCCGTATGTGCTCTAGGGTTATTCAAGGTGATCGGTTGACAGAATGGTAAAACCTCTATATAATTAAGGCTTACACACTAAGGAGCAGAGATGAAAGCACTTCAAGCGTATGTGGATCAGAAGAACAAGTGGGCCGCACTGTTCAAAGGAGCACAGATGGAACTGACAACTGCCAAAGGTCGCCAGCGTGTCGCAGATGCACTGGACGCAGACTTGAGTCCAGAGAACTTGACCTGCGATGGCGAACTGCCTCGCTCACAAGTGCAGGCTCGCTACAAGGCACTGACCACTGCCGCTAACCAACTCAAGCAGTTGGATCCCACTGTTAAGATGTACGAATTCGCTTAAGGAGCTGATATGAGAGCAATGATTACCACAGTCCTCCGTCAGGAGATCGAAGTGCCAGAAGGCACGGACCGTCAAGGTGTGCTGGAGTTCCTGGCAGAGCACCAAAGCTTCTCTGAGGCCTTTATCGGCGTCAGCGATCCATTCCAACAGTTCCGCATCCTGGACATCAGTGTTGTGGAAGAAACTATTACAGAACTCGGCGAGGAGAGCTACGATGCCTAATTGGTGCTCAAACGGTATTACCCTGCGACACGCAGACCCTACAATGATCCAGCGAGCCGCAAAAGCTCTACAAGTGGGTCAGTTCTTTCAGGAGTTCATTCCTTGTCCTGAAGAACTGCTCGATGCTGTGGCTAACTTAAAAACGAACGATGACATGGTGGCCAAGCACGGCTATTCCAGTTGGTATGACTTCAACATTGCCAACTGGGGCACCAAGTGGGATGTAGAGTCTAGCAATGTAGAGATCGAGGATGCTAACACTGTCACCGCCGGCTTTGATTCAGCGTGGAGCCCACCCGTTACCGCATACGAGCGATTGATGGATTTGGGCTTTGAGGTTGAGGCATTCTACTACGAGCCTGGCATGCAGTTCGTAGGCAAGTGGGACAACGGTAGTGACTACTGTGTTGAGTACGGTGGGCAGACCTCTGAGACTGTGCGTGACATGATCGGTGAGGAGCTGGACGAGTACTTTGGTATCTCAGAGAGTATGGCTGAGTGGGAAGAAGAGAACCAAGAGTAACCCTACAGCGCACAGGGTTTTTGGTTGCTCTGTGTGCCCTTTTGCGTTATAATACACACATGTTAAACAGCAAAGCAAAAGGAAGCAAAATGCAAAACGTTACACGCACAGAAGACGGCTACATGCTAAACATTACTGTAAACAAAATGTTTACTACATGCGGCGATGGCTATTGGAGCAACATTGCAAAAGAAGTGTTTGTAGAAAGCATTAACATGTCTATTAGCACAGAGAACATTAATGATGAGGGTGAGGAAGCAGAGTACTGCGACGGCGACTTGCAGGCTTACTTTACAGAGGAAACGTGGAATGACAGCTACGGCTTAATTTACACAGACAGCGAGTTTTTGGCCTGTGTACGCACTGCGCTAATTGAGGCGGGTATTAGCATAGAGGTAGCAGAGGACGTTTGCTACAGCGAACAAGGCATGCAGGGAGACGAGTATGTTAGCATGGACGCTTATGCGCTAGGGGACTATGTGCGAGCACGTATGCAAAATACTGTACAAGTGTAAAGGGTCTTTGATTGACAGGGAGGCAACTCCCTGTTATAATACATACATCGCAACAAGGAGCAGACATGAAACGTGTAGAAGTTGAGGAACTATTGCAACAGATGGAACAGTTTGCAGACTTCCTGTTTGCACAGGGCAAGGCCGGAGCAGGCAATGCAGTGTTGGACGCTGTGGGCTCTGTGGATGCTGCGTTGGAAGACCACGTGTTGGAGGACTGAAATGATTACAGCAGACAAGCTGACCCTACTGATCAACATGCCCACAGCCATGCTGGAGCAGGCACTGCCCAAAAAGAATCGCCCTAAGCTACAGACTCGCCGCTTCCTGGGCATTACTAACGGCGGAGAGTTCTGCTACAACGTGATAGATGAAGCGGGCACCCACAGCAAAGTATTCCTCAAGTATGACCCTACAGCGGATAAGGTTTCTGCAACAATTGGTTGACAGGTTGTCCAAACCCTGTTATAATACACACATCAACAACGTAATAAGGAAACACTATGTTTGCATTTGGAGCACGTCAGATTGTGGGCAATGTCCAGCTCGAGGACATTCGCAAGGGCAGCATTGTTATTGTGCGGGGTAACTTTGGCAGCGGCCCCGAGGAGCGTGTGAAGGTTGAAGAAGTAGATAGCGACATTAAAAACGGCATGCCCGGCATCGACTACGACGGTCACTGGGCTTACCTGTCGCAAGTGCAGCGAGTGGTATCCTACTAAACTGTAGGGTCTTTGGTTGACAAGGCTTCAAAACCCTGTTATAATACATACATCAACAACGCACTAAGGAACAAAGATGAGCAACTATCCTAACATGAGCTACTGCATGAACGAGAACACCCTGGCTGCACTGAAGCAGGTGCTGGACGCTATGCAAGAGGAAGGCCCGCAGTTCCTGCGTGAGCTGAACCGTACGGAGCGCCGTGCGTTTGAGGAACTGTTCCACTACTGCGAGAGCTTCCTTACAATGAGCGAGGAACTGCAGGAGGAGTACGAGCAGGAGCAGCGTGACGGACAGCCCGATGAAGCACAAGAGTGGGCGGACTTTGACCCTGAGTGCTAAAGGGTCTTTGGTTGACAAGGCACCAAAAGCCTTGTATAATACATACATCAACAACGCACTAAGGAACTAAAATGCAAAAGACTATCACTTCAAGCACTGGCGGCACTATTACTTTCACTAAGACTGGCCTGATACACAAGGCCGGCACTGCTTACTCAGGCAAGATCGCTGCTGTTGAAGCTAAACAGAAGCCCGCCAAGAAGAAGGGTTAATGGTTGCCCAAAAGGCAATTTGGGGTTATAATAGATACATACTGAAACACACTAGGAGCTGAAAATGGGTACACGAAGCATGATCGCACTGGAATACGCAGACGGCACAGTTGGGCAAGTTTATTGCCACTGGGACGGCTACTTGGATCACAACGGTCAAATCCTGTTTGTCAACTACACAGACCCTTTCAAAGTGCGTGAGCTGATGGACGGCGGCGATATGTCTAGCTTGAGCGACACTGTTGCAGGTTGCAGCTTCTACTCAGAGCGAGGCGAGAGCTGCCCTCAGCGTATGTACAAGGACTACGCAGAGTTCCGCAAGGAAGCACAAGGCGAGGAATATAACTACATCCTCCGCAAGGACGGCAAGTGGTATGTAGAGTTCTACGGCGAGTTTGACGGCTTGCTGAATGAGGCGTTTGCCTTTCAATCAGAAGAGGAAATGGAATGAGTAAAATGGCAGAACTGAGCTACGACATTGAGCAACTGTATATCGACGGGCTGAGTGCCAAGCGGATTGCGGTTGAACTAGATTGCCCGATCGAGATTGTATTGGCTGCACTAGAAGAAATGGGTGTGGCGGATACGCCACAAGACGAGGAGGTCTATAGTCCCTACTACGGCGCCTAAATCAACAAAACGGTTGACACCTCCGTCCAAACGGTGTTATAATTTAATTAATGCGAAATAGTTCGCAGTTACACACAGACATTCACATAAGGAGATACTATGTCTAAATCTTTTACCCATGCTGGCGTTTCTAAACTGGACGGCGAGTTCAAAGTCCGTTTCGCCAATGACGCACTGCGTACCAAAGTGCTGATCAAGAACGGTCATACCGATATTGATATTATCGAGCTGAAACACGCTATGACCAAAGAGGACGCGGTTGCCTATCTCATGGAGATTGACTTTGCCACTACTAACGGCGTGACCAATGCCGATGTGTTGGCTGCACTGGCTGCTGAGATCGACAAGCGTAGCGAAGTGCCTGCCAAAGAGCCCAAAGTCAAGGCTGAGAAGGCGCCTAAGGCCAAGCCCACTATGAAGGCCATTGAAGCCAAGGTGGCTGCAAAGAAGGCCGCTGCTCCTAAGAGCACTGTGAGCAAGGCAGAAGTCATTGCCCAGCTGGCTGACATGGAAGACGCCCCTTACTAAGAATAACCCCTGCAGTGTGCGTAGAGGCAATGTCAATAAGTCCTCTTCGATAAAGGATAATAAATGAGTCGATTGTATTTGAACGCCCGTCCATTTGTTGTGTTTGATGCCAAGAACCGGCAGCACCGCAAATGGTTTGCTGACTTTAATAAGTCTGGCGCTTGGGGCCGTTGCCCTGTGAGGTTTATGTTAGACGAATCAGCTGGTGATCTGATTACTCAGATGCAACGTGGTTTGATTCAGCATTATGTCGATCGTGAGTTTGGCAAAATTAGTGCTTGATTTACCAGAATGTCTTCTCTATAATAGTTAATAACTGCACAGCAGTAACTATTAAGGAAGACAAAATGAAAACGATTAATCCAGAAACCAAAGCCGGCAAACTATTCACAGCATTGAAAGCAGGAGAGAAACTAACTCCAGCACAGGCTGCAAAGCGTTTCGGTATCAAGAATGTCACCGCTGAAGTCAGCCGCATTCGTCAAAGTGGTTTCGCAGTGTATGCAAACAGCCGCAAAGCCGGTAACGGTGTTGAAGTGACTGAGTATGTTATGGGCCAACCAAGCCGCAAGATCATTGCCGCAGGTTATAAGGCTATGGCTCTCGGCCTTGCGTAAGTAGAGAGTTCGCTCCGAAGTCCTGGGGGTAGTGTCCCAGGCAAACATAGGGCCCTGCCACGCTGTGAAGCTGTTGCAGGGTCCGCCTTTTGTGTACTTCTGTTTGCTGTTTAGATATACTTTAGTACACATTTTTCAGGTCTCGAACCGCGTACAGCAATTCTTTTCTGCAGACTGCACATAGGCCCATAACGAGACGATTTTAGCACTCTGGTTGACAATTTGGTAAAACGGCCTTATAATAAAGTTACACAGAAGGAGAAGTGTATGGCAGAAGTCAAACTGAATGGACTGTACAAAGTCACAGTGACCGAATATGACTGTGGTGCGCAACGAGTTGATCCTAACGACACCCGCTTCTACACCACACTGGAAGAAGCAAAGGCCTACAAAGCACATTGGGAAACAGGCGGCGATCGTGAGTGCTACTGGCGGGCAGAGATCCAACATATTGGTTGACAAGGCTTTGATTTGGTGTTATAATACATACATAGACAGCAAGGAGCACACAATGACAGCAACATACATCGTCCAAATGAACATGGCAGACAAGGGTCAAGCAACCCAGTGGACAGACTGCCTAGACGCAAAATTTGCAACTCAAGAACAGGCACTGGCTCGCATCGAATGGATGAAGGGCGAATACGGCGATCAAATCGAATACCGTGTCCGCACTGAAGTTCCTGCTACTCCTGCCTACTACCACAGCGAAGGTGGATCAATGTGGAACGGTGTTGGCCGCTCTTACACTGGCTGGTAAAGACCCTTTTGGTTGACAGGTCTTTGGTTTGGCAGTATAATACATACATAGACAGCAACAAACAGGAGCACACCATGTTTTACAGTCAAGAAGAGTTTGAAGCACAGATGGCAGAGTTGACTGCAAAAGGCTATGCTGACGATGTGGCCTACGACATTGTGCGACAGCGTGAAGAAGATGCTGCCGCTAGCGTCCAGGATCGCAAGACTGGTGAGTTCTACAACCCACAAGAAGCCTTTGACGCTATGATGAACAAGCCAGAGATCCTGGCAGTGTTCAAGCGTTTGGCCGTTCGTTAAAAGGAGATTGATATGATGACACTGCGTGAAATGATGACTGAGCGTATTCTGTTTGCTGTTGATGAAGTCATTCTGGCCACAGAGTTCGACATCAGCCCGGACGAGATTGCCGAACTGAGCGACCTGGACTTCCTGGAACTGTATGAAGAAGTCAATGGATTTATTGGTTGACAAGTTGGCAAAACCTTGTTATAATACATACATCGCAACAAGGAGTTGATCATGGCTTACAAGGTTTTGGGACGCACAGAGGAACTGCTGGCAGGTTATGGCCCACGCAAAGGGCTCGAAGGACCGTTTATCTTCGGTGGCGGGCGTGTGCTCTACTATGATAAGAAGGAAGGCAGCTACTGGGATCCTAAGACTGACTTCTATGTGGAGCAGGATGAGATGAACCAGTTGCACAACGAACTATTGAGGATGATGAATGTCTGATATTACAATCAACCCTGCACTCAACCCACTGGAAGTGATCATGGTTGAGGACTGGATGAAGCAGAACAAGGCCACAGTCACAGCCTATACCATGACCCGGGGCAACGACTGCATCTGGGTCTATTGGTCCTATATGAACTACTATTTTATCTTCCGTGGTGGTAAAATCGTTGACATCCAGATTGATTGATTGTATAATACATACATGACCAAACACTACATCTATCTGGAAACAACTGTGTGGCAAGAGCCCACACAGGCTAACCATGTCTATATCTTTACAGAGCCCCCAAAGACCCGGACTGTCAAATGCATCGGTTATGTGCAGGCAGGCACCAAAGAGGTGTTCAAGTTCAAGAAGCCCATGACCCTGGACCTCAAAGATCGCAAGTTCGAGGCCTTGACCTAATAAATATTTGACTGTATAATAACACTATGAACAAAACAATTGCACTGATCGCCGCAGCCTGTATTGCAACTCCTGCCCTTGCATGGGGCGATCGCGAACAAGGCGCCCTTGCTGGTATCGCGGCCACACTGATCTTCCAACATATCCAGCGTGATGCACAGGCCCAGCAACCTCCTGTGGTTTACCAACAACCGCAAGTCATCTACGCACCTGCTCCTCAACCGCAGGTTATCATCCAGAATCAATCCATCGTCTGCCCACAAGGGTTGGCACCCTTCTACAACCAACGATTCGACCGCTTCGGTCGTCCATTCTACATCTTCGACGGTTGCAGATAAGGATTCCTGGCCATAGTTCAATGGACAGAACATCTGCCTTCTAAGCAGTCAATCCAGGTTCGATTCCTGGTGGCCGGACCAAATAACCCTGCACTTGACATGGTTTCTTTTTGGTGTTATAATACATACATCGCAACAAGGAGCTGATATGCTGAAACTGATCGGAATGATTACTGTAGTGTACCTGCTGTTCCATTTTGGTATCGTGCAGGTCTTGGCAATCTGGGGCATGGCTATGCTGGCAATGGTTGCTAGCATCTAAACAAGGAGTTAATATGCAAGCAATCATCAACCTAGCTATTGTAATGATGCCCATTGGTGTCATGGGATTGGCCTTACTCATCATGGGAGAATTCTAATGATCCAGATCAACGGCCTTACGCCCTATCAGGTCAGTCTCCTGGACGAGATGTGGGCCTGTGACTCGATGGAAGACTTCGAAGAGTTCCTGGAAGCCCTGGATCCTGAAGATCGTGCCGAAGCCATGCGACTCCAGCGCATGATCCTGTTGGCGGAACTGGACGAAGTTGTGGCAAGATCGCCCATGAAAGAAGCCAAAGAACTTCTTGACAAATTTCGTCTTTGAAGTGTATAATACCTCTTTGAAATAAGGAAACAAAATGACTCCCAAACAAACCGCCCTGATTAATGTAGCCAAGATGGTTGGACTGGCTCTACTCGCTGGCGCTGTAACCAGCCTCCTGTTGATGCATGTGCCCTTGCCCTACTTGGGTATTGGAGCCTGTGTGATAGTACTGCTCTACTTGGTCCATATGATCTATGAGTTGGAACTGAGCAAGGCAGAGCACCTCGAAGCACTGAACACCTTGAACAAAATGAAATAACCCATCGGTTGACAGTGTCTTTGAAAGACGCTATAATACATACATCGCAACAAGGAGCACACTATGCAAGTAATCGGAACTATTGTAGCAGCCGTTGCCTTTCTAGTTGGTCTCAGTTTGATCATGGCCCTGCCCACTATGCTCCTGTGGGACTGGCTCATGCCCGAACTGTTTGGGTTGAAGACCATCACTCTGTTCCAAGCATGGGGTTTGAACTTCCTCTGCGGCCTGTTGTTTAAAAGCCACACAAATAACAGCAAATAACAGTTGACAAGTTGGTAAAACCTTGTTATAATACATACATCAACAACGCACTAAGGAGCTTTTAAATGAACGCAAAAGACTTTAACCTGGACGCCGTGCAAGACGCAACTAACGAAGCCGCACTGGCTGCTCGCTCAGCTGTTAAGCAGGCCTATGCCGCACTGGGCGGTGACCGTGGTGCATGTGGCTTTGCCTGGGTCAATGTGTGGGGCGTCCGTAGCAACTCAAAGTTGGGCAAGGCCCTGCAGGCCGCTGGCTTCCGCAAAGACTACACAGGCTCCTTGCAATTGTGGAATCCAGGCAAGGCGGCTGCTCAGAGCTTGGACATCCTGGAAGCGGGTGCATACGCCTACGCAGAGGTGCTGAAGCAGAAGCTGGGTTTGGACAAGGTCTACGCTGGCTCGCGCATGGACTAATAAGTAAGAGTGAAAGCGGTTGACAACAGCCGCTTTTGCTGTTATAATACATACATCAACAACGCACTAAAGGAAACAAAATGGCTACAGCAAAGAAGGCTTCCGCTAAACCCAGCAAGGGCGCAACCGTACTGGAATTCGACACCGACAAGATCAAGGCACTTGAGAACAAGGTTGCCAAAGAAACAGACGCAGAGATCCTGGCACGATTGGGCGAGCGCTTTGAGATCCTGGACGAGATGACCAAGGCTGTGAAGTCAGGTGATGTCCGTGCTATGATTGTCAGCGGCCCTCCAGGTGTTGGCAAGAGCTTTGGTGTTGAAAAGGTTCTGCAAAAGGACGGCCTGTTTGACACATTGGCTGAGAAGAAGCCCAAGTTTGAGATTGTCAAAGGTGCTATGAGTGCCTTGGGTCTCTACGCTAAACTCTACGAGTTCTCCGATGCAAAGAATGTGATCGTGTTCGACGACTGCGACAGTATCCTAATGGAAGACCTCAGCTTGAACATCTTGAAAGGTGCCTTGGACAGTTCAGAGCGTCGTTTCATTGCTTGGAACACTGACAGCCGACTGCTACGTTCAGAAGGCATTCCAGATCGTTTCGAGTTCAAAGGTGCGGCCATCTTTATTACCAACATCAAGTTTGAGCACGTTAAGAGCAAGCGACTCAGAGATCACCTTGACGCATTGGAAAGCCGTTGCCACTACATTGATCTGCAGATGGACACCCAACGTGAGAAGATTCTCCGTATCAAGCAGGTGGTCAATGACGCAGGCATGTTGGACCGCTATGAGTTCGATGCCAAGGTCAAAGCAGAGATCGTAAGCTTCGTGGAGACTAACCAGGACAAGCTGCGTGAGCTGAGCCTGCGTATGGTACTCAAGCTGGCCGATCTGCGCAAGAGCTTTCCTAAGAGCTGGACTGCTATGGCTAAAACAACCTGCATGAAGCGAGTATGATACAGCGTATTGCACTCTACACAGTGTTGGGCCTAGTGCTCAATGCTGTGGGAGTTCTGTTCAACACATGGGGCTTCTGGAGTATCTTAGCCTTGTTCTGGGCAGCAGAGACACTAACACGCCGTGAAGGCTACGAAGCGGGTATGGTGTTCATTGCTACACTGCCACAGGAACACTTGGATAAGATCAAGCAAGAGATTAAGAAGCTAGAAGCTAAGGACTAACACTATGACACACACTACACAACACACAGCATCAGGGTGCCTATACATAGGGGGCGAAGGCTACAAGCCAACATGTAAGCACACAGCCCTAGCAGGGCACAGCTACTGTGGTGTGCATCTAGCTGTAGTCTACCAAGCAGGTACAGCACGAGCCAAGCGTAAGAAGGACATTCGTGTGGCGGCCGCCGTGTGGGACTTGGAGTCAGAGTTCAATGCCGCTGTAGAAGAATTGGTGTTGGAAGGATATGACTTCGACGAGCCACGGTGGGAGGCCGAGGCGGTGGCCTGAGGTGGGGTGGTCAGGTAGTGCTTGCACAAGTTAGTTAGCACTAGCTTGCAAGCATGCCAAATGATTCAAACCTTCCCCAAATGATTCAAACCTTCCCCAAATGATTCAAACCTTCCCCAAATGATTCAAACCTTCCCCAAATGATTCAAACCTTCCCCAAATGATTCAAACCTTCCCCAAATGATTCAAACCTTCCCCCACTCTAAACCACCACACCAGTTAGACTGTATCACCAGGGGCCGAGATCTCTTGACCTATTTTTAACTGCGCGGCAATTTTTTAGCCCTAGTAGGCCCCGCCTGCTGCTCTGGCTCACCGTTTAACTCTGCTACCACACTGAGGAAACTGTTACTAGCTTCCCAAGTACCGTGTGGCGGGCAGTGTAAAAACGTTACCAGTTCTACCAGTCCATCTTCTCTAGTGACCGTACTATTATGCACACTCACTATTAGATCTTTGCGTATGGCCAGTTCTGTGCCCCTATGTGCCGGGCTAGCGTTGATTAATTTAATATACATATGTTCTACAGTATAGCACAGTAAAACTCACCCAGTCTAGTGTTTTCGGTCATTTAAAATTTTTTTGCGCAATTTTTTTGGGCTGTGCGGGGTCAATTCAATTCTGTGCGTAGATAATAGGGTGGGAAAATCTTTTTACCGCTGTGCGCTTCGCGCTTGGGTTTCTGGCTCTGTGCCGGGTCTTGGGCCACTAAATAGACGCATATGCGAACCGATATAACACTAGATCCCAACAACTATTACTATGCACTCAATCAACCCTGTACTGTGGCTCAACAACTTTGGCAGTATGTACAGAGTGTAGATGACTGGGACGGAGTTGATTGGCATACCTTTTATCTAAATATTCCCGGACCCGCTGCTAGAGAACAGTTCAAGGCGGATCCAGTTATTGCATGGTTTTTGAATCAGGGGTGGGGTTTGAATTTTACCTGTATGCCCCCAAAGAGTCACTATCGCTGGCACATTGACAACAATGGCAATAGACAAACTGCCATAAATCTAGCGCTCAATGAGTTTGACACTTGTAAAAATATTTGGCGTGCGCCCGTACCTTGGGTGCGACGCTATAATACGGAAATAATAGATCTCAACTACCGTCCTTTGACCTATTATCTGTTCAATACGCAAGAAGAACACTGTGTCTATAACTTTGGCACCAGCAATAGATATCTGCTGACACTGACACCTGCTGAACGATTTGCCGTGCCCGAGTACAATGAGGGGCGATATACCCTGCCCAGTCATGATCGCTATAAAGAAATCCTGCAGGGCTACAAGCGGGCATTTGGGGAAGTATTGGGCGAAATCAAGGCGCATGGATGGTAGTATTTTGTCGTCAAAGACTGTATAATAAGAGTATATGACAAATACTCTTTATCTAGACATGGACGGCGTGGTTGCCGATTGGGAAGCTGGTGCTGCCATTGTGCTGGGCACTCCCATTAAAACCGAATACGTAACCGACCACTATAGGCACACTGCCACAGAATGGTCTCGACTGCGAACTGCACATCGCATGTATCGATCCTTGCCCATTATGGCACATGCCCAGGATCTTGTGGCTCTGGCACGCCAGTATAGAGATCGACTGGGCTGGGAACTCAAGTTTCTCACTGCTGTGCCCAAGAATGACGATGTGCCATGGGCATTCTACGACAAGGTTTTATGGGCACAGGATCATTGGGCCGATATTCCCGTTATGTTTGGACCTCACAGTACGGACAAATGGCGGCACTGTCAGCTCGGGGATATATTGGTAGATGATCGTGCGGACAACTGTGCAGCTTGGACTGCGGCTGGGGGCATTGCTGTGAGGGTTAGTACTAGAGACATTAGACCCCAGATACAACAGCTTCAAGAGGACTTTGATCGCAGGCTTGCTGCTCGGGGTTGATATATACAAAAAGGACTGTAACAAGTTCTTTTTTATTGGCCAATGCTCAACTGACGCTGGTGTTGGTCGTCGATGAAATTCTGGAGCTTTTCCACAATTTTGCTGTTTCTCAGTGTTTTATACACTATGTTAGCGACCCCATATTCACCGGTCTTTTTTAGGCCTATTTTGCGATAATTCCGCAACATTTCCATAGTTTTTTTGGCAGTTTCGATATCGTTTGACGCCAGAACAGCCCCAATTACTCTGTGCCAACGATCAGTCATTCTTTCAACTTCTTCTAGATCTATTTGATCCGCTGCTCGCTTGGGCTTGACCAACCACGTGTCCTGCAGGATGCTGTAGCTGGCGCTGACCGCGGGGAAATTTTTGTCTTCTACGTAGAGCTCAACTGGTATGCCGTTCACTGTGATAGTGTAGCGATTCTTGTACAACAGTCTTTTGGTATCAAACAATTCAGCAGCTTCTCGATCGCAATCAACACTGTCAAAATCCACTATAAGGTGTAGATCCAGGTCACTGTGATCTGTATAGTAGTAGCTGACCTGCCCCCCGGTAATGGTAACGTCCTCTACTTCAAATGGGATATCAATATACTTTTTAAAATCTTCAGCTATCTTAATCAGGGCGCTCTTGACATCGGGCAAGAGGTCGTTGTCTTTCCACAGCTTAGGGTTCAGTTGAGCATTTTGATTTATGCCCAGATCAAATTCAAGTAATCGCATATGAGAATATTTATCAGTTAAATATTCGTATGATTGAACAGAATTATCGAGGGTACTTGTTAGCCGCTCATCCAAGAAGAATTGATCCCTATCTGCGTAGAAGTGTCATGTTGGTTATTGACCATGATCGAGATGGTGCGATTGGACTACAGATTAATAAACCATTTACCAGTGATGTAACATTCGATACAGTTATGCAAAATGTAGGTATGCACTGCGATCGAGATCAACCCTTGTACAACGGCGGCATCGAAAGCAACAACAGAATACATGTTATACACAGCCTAGACTGGTATAGCCCCACTACTATCAAAGTAACTGATCAGATTGGTGTCAGCAACGACATGAGCATATTAGCTGCACTGAGTGAGAATCAAGGACCCGAATACTTCAGGGTAATAGCAGGATACAGTCAATGGGCAGCTGGCCAGTTAGACGGGGAGATACAGGGCAAGGCACCCTGGAATATCACGCACACATGGACTCCCCTAAAGGCTGACCCCGAAATACTATTTGGTATGGACGACATCGATCAATGGCATAGAATCATTGATGAAAGCGGTCGTATTCAAGTGGCCAACTGGTTTTAATCTTTTTCGGGATTTAAGTTAGCCAACATACTTCTAATGTCGGCTACGCCCTTGGCATGTCGATTTTTACTGACAGGGGCGCCTTTTGTAGGATCAATTGGAGTAATCTCCCCAGTCTCAGGGTCAGTGGTAGTTGATACTGAGCTAGTTCGTTTGAGCCCTGCATAGACACTGCTACCACCGCTTTGTTGCCGTTGTTGGCTAAAGCTACCTTCTTGCTCATCCTCACCTAGATCACTGATACGCAGTGTATCCACATTAAACTCTAGATCAACTTTCTGTCCAACACCACTTGAACTACGTGTCTTCATAAACTGGATTTGATAACGTCCACGTTCCTTCATAGCACGTGACGTAAAGATACCAATCACGTTATCTGCTGTCATAATCTTTGACAGACCACCCGAGATGTGACTGTGATCAAATTCGATTTCCTCAACAGCACTACGGTTCAGCTGACTTGCTGTAACTGTGATACATTGTGTTTCCATCGCCAAGTTACGAATCTCTTCCGACACATACTTGTCTTTAACAAACAGGTCACTTGGGCTAACTTTAACACTGAGCGGCATCATCAAGTCCAAATAGTCAATAAGAATAACGTCGGGCTTGCAACCTTTCTTAACTTGATACTCTTTCAAGTAAGCACGAATATCGTTACAGTTCTTGCCTGATGGCATATACTTAACCTGCATGTTGCCACTCTTCTTGCCCAACATCTTGACCTTGAGTTCAACATCATCAATGTTCTTAAAGATCTCTCGAGTTGTAATACCTGTCATCATACTATCGAGTCGCATACCTACGAGGCCTTCGGCTAATTCAAATGTAAGATATAAGACATTAAGTCCAGCTAGTGCCCAGTTCACTCCTAAGTTGGCTAAGAACAAACTCTTGCCGCCACCTGATCCAGCACAGAAGATATTCAGTTCACCTCGGTTAAATCCGCCGTATAATTTCTTATCAATGCTGGGCCATCCTGTGCTGATCTGTCCATTGCCATCTTTAAGTTTAGTCAGACGTGCTCTGGGATCTTCAAAGTAATCAGTACCCATATCCTTGTTCAAACTGATCTGAATAGCGTCTTTGATCAGCTTTTCAACTGGACCGTAGTCTCCAGACTCTAACAAATCACTGGACTCGATAATCGCTCTTTCTAGTCCTTTGTGTCTGCTAAAGTTTTCAAACTCATTCATCAACCATTCATAGTTTTCTCTGGGCAATGCAACTGGGTTATACTGACTTCTTGTAGATGCGTTGACAATATTAGCCTCGGGCATTACTTTATATTCGTCTACGTATTTTGTAATGAACTCCGCACTTTCTTGCAGTCGCTGATCAAAGTTCTTAGGATCAAAAATATTTTGACAACGTACAAAAGTCTCAGCATCACTTAGAAACATTTCTAAGTATAGTTTTTGTACTTCAAAGTCATAATTGGGTTTTTGTGGTTTTTCTTTTTTATTCATCTCTTAACGCTTCTAGTTTCTTCTTCATTAGATTTATTTTTATCTCGCCCGATACCTTGTAGTGCAAGATTGTGGCTAGCACATACAGTCGTCCATATTTTTTTACAGCATCTGCTACATCTTTAACGTCATCGCCCCATGGAGGCAAACTAGCACTCCAGCCATTGGTCATTGCTGACTTGAGCATCTTGGCACCGGGACGATCTCTGTCTGGTACTACTATAATTTCTTTGTTCAATGCAGTCAATCTTGCAATCTGGGCATCGTTAGGCTCGTTCGTCATAATGGCTACGCCATCTATAGCTATAGCATCAAATTGTCCTTCTACGACTATGACGTATTGACGATTCCAACCTTGACGATCTAGATTAAAAACATATCCACTTTGACTATCTGTCAAATACTTAGGGTTGCCGGGATTAATTTTTCTACCAGTGTATCCCACTACCTTTCCATCTTGATAAAACGGTATTAGTACTCTATCTACATATCCCGAGGCAGGACTCCACATCCAGTTGTACCAATCGAGCTCCATACCCCTACTTAAAATGTATTCTACTATCTTGCCAATGTCTTCCGCTACATCGGGCAGGTATCCAGTATTAATCCATTCCATCACAGACATTGTGCCATCAGGCAAGGGTTTTTCTAATAATACTAAATTTAGTGCTTTCTTGAGAACAGGCTGGTCATCTTTGATCTTGAGTGCTGCAAGATTAAGTTTGCCTATGTCTATCTCGTTCATGCCTATCCACTGAAATAGGCTTTTGGTATTCTTGCTTAGGATTTTGCCAGGAGTCCATCCTGCGGCAAACCCGCAGTTAAAACAGTGATATACAAATCCATCATTCTCTACTCTAATGCCGCCACGTAGTTTTTCATCTTGACGTTCACCTCTATGATGACAGCAAGGGGCATTGAAACTGGTCCATCCACCGGATGTGAGTTTCCTCTTAGAGGGTAGTAATGTCAGTAATGCAGATTGTATATCGTTCACATATACAGTTTAGCTTCTGTACAACACCTTGTCAACAGTTCCGGAAAATGCAGTATTTCGATTATCGACATCAGTCGGGCCTTTTGTAGGTATATACCTAACCCTCACATAAGAATAGACACCGTTAAAATTTATATAATCAATTCCGGAAAATCCAGTGTAGATTCTACTACTGACTACAGAATAATTATTGCTTGATCCTGGACTATTGTCTAAAGTGGCTTCAATATATACACTGCCTTTAAAATTAGTTAGATATATTGCAGCGGTATGTAATGCAGAGTTTCCATTAAATTCCGGATTAGCATATAAATTACCGCTATCAAATTCGTATAGATTAATATTGTCGTTCCATGTTGCGCTAAATGCTGTTACCGCAGTGCTATCTTTGAGAACAGGATAAGCATCATTCTTTAAATGCAATGTACCAGCTACCTGGTAGTAGGTATTTGAGTAGGCAGGCGTATAGCTACCATCTGTATCTAACATCTTAATAACATATTGATAACTAGATCTATCTAGATCCAATGTATCGCTTTCTGTTAGCGTTAATAATGCTAGTCCCCTAGTAGAAGTTGTTCCTTGGTCGAGCACAGTTAGGTCTTTTTCAATAATCAATCGTTGATTGATCGCATCGAACATGTTAAATACAAAAGTCTGTGTATTAGAAATGTTGATTCTTTTTTGATCACTATTTTTAAATTGAACCCGAATTTGATTCTTTAGTCCTTTTTGTATTGTTAAATCGCGTTGATACATAACCTGATTGACTCCCCGTGTAGTGGCTTCCGAATCTAATATAACATCGAGAGTATTTGGGTATAAATAGACTGGTAAATTTTGCATAAGAGTATTTATTTTAAAACTGATGAGTGATCAATTCCAAGAAAATTTTCCTTTTATTTCCTGTCTAAAATCTAACGACAAGGAATATGTAGGTATTGTTATCAACTTTGATGACTACGTTGCTAGTATATATGATTTATCTATGATATTAGGAGAATCAGAGAGGGCACTGTTCCTGGAAATGGGGGAAACGTGGTGGTGGGAAAGTAATCGAAAAATCCCAATCAACATATTTCTTAAAACCGAAATGCAGTTATTCAGACCGTTTATAAAAACTTTTAATGCAAAAGATGTAGAACTAGTGTTCGGACCAAGCGTAAATCTTAGCGAAATTGCTGAAAAGCGTGTCAAACGTAAATCTATTCAGCTAGTTAGGAGCGTTCGGAAATAAGATTTTCGCACAGTAGATTCATATGAACTGCTACCAAAGCTGCGTAACTATGAGCGTGACTCTTCTTAAAATAGTAGTCGTTAGTAGTCGGTTTAACCCAAACTTCATTCATCACAGTAGCCCAATCGCTACCGATTAAGTATCTTTTAGCAGGCCTGATCATAGCCAACACTGCGGCTAACTGCCCAATATTCCTTGGTTTCATTTGTCTTAAAATAGGCCCGTGCCCATTGATATGAAACAAGTTGTCAGTAAAGTCGTCCTCTAACAATAAATCCCATAACGGTTCAGTGTTTAGCAATCGAACTAGATGCTCTTCATCTTTAACATCCTTATAAACATTTACATTAAGGAAGTCAATCTTAAAATAACCCCGACTATCAGCAATTTTATAATCAATGCTTGCAGTATCAGTTATGGGATTGTACGGGATAGAATGACAATATACTCCAGTATTGTGCTTTTTAAAAGTTCCATTATCTTTAATAGCCGCAGGGATATGCTTGATAATATCAAGGACTTGCTTTCTGTCTGGAAAATCTAAATCAATATCCGGCATGTATAATCTCGTCGTAGCTAGGTGCGTAGTTTCCGCGATGCTGGACGGTTAATCCCGCCGCCACGTTAGCAAATAGTATAGCTTTTTCTATATCTTTTGTAAAGAGATACTGAGCAGTTAATGCAGCAAGGAATGTATCCCCACAGCCGCATACGTCCATAACTTCTACTGATTTAGTTGGAAAAATCTTTCCATTATAGACAGCGCCGTCTCCGCCTTTGGTTATAATTAAATTAGTCGGTTTGCTTGTAGCAAGTTTAGATTCCGCCTCGTTAATCTTAATATAAACTCTGCTATCTTCTCCAAAGAATACTAGGTCTTTTTTCTTAGTATCTATGAATACAGGACACCTTGACATCTCGACTAGATATCTAATAGATTCGTATGTTAAGAAACCTTTATCGTAATCCGATACTACAATTGCATCATACTCATGGAGTGGAACAGTAGGTCTTCCACTCCATGGCACGATACCGTCGTCTAAATCGACTCTGAGTAAGTGCTGTCCTGACCGCGTATCTATAAATCTAGTTTTAGTGATAGTGTTATCGTTATGAACAAAATCTGCATCTATGTTTAAATTTTTTAGATTAAGATGTACGTTTGCACTCATCCCGGGCAACTGGTATGTATTAATAATTTTTAATATAGGTACCGGAGCTTCTGGACTTATTCTGTCCACAGTACCTATGTTGTAGATATCAGTACAACTATCACCGATCAGTAATACGTTGAATGATGTTTGTTGTTGAGTATCCATCTACCAGTTCCACAAATATAATTTCTTTACAATATTCACTGCCTACAATAGGTTTGTTTCTATAATCGCTACCCTTGACCATTATATCTGGACCAAATAATTTTATTTGATCTATTAGTTCTCGGTCGCTGTCAAATACCCAAACTAAGTCTACAGATTTTAGTGCAGTGAGCATGTATGCTCTATCATATTGATGATTGATCGGTCGAGCATTTCCTTTTAATTCTTTTACACGCCGGTCACTATCGATACAAACTAGTAATGTTGTTCCGAGGCTTTTAGCATATTCTAATAATACAATATGACCTTTATGCAACACATCAAATGTTCCATTGACAATAATTTTCATTTCTGACTATCCCCTTTACCTACTCGATAATTGTCCTCTATTGAATCAGGGGTACTAACTTCGATCAATGTGCCTTCTTCAATACAGATAACCTGATGAGGCAACAGAGGCGGGTTATGCCAAATATCTCCAACAACTAATTCTGTTTCATATTGTGATGCGTCTTTGGTATTGATACAGATAACTTTAAATTTACCACTAAGGACAAACCAAGTCTCATCTTTCCCACTGTGGAAGTGCATACTGAATCTTGCACCTTCATTAAAGTTTAGAAACTTTCCGCAGTACTTGTCATTGGATGCAAAAATTAATTCACTGCCCCACCCTTTTTCGACCGATCCTTTTAATCTTGTCATTCTGGTAACTCCCTAAATCTTTGTAAGAAACTTTCAACATAGCAACTATATTCTTTAGATTCTTTTTTATCTTCTCTGACATAATGTACCCATGTATGTCCTTCTAACTCGATAGTATGCAACACATGAAATCTTTCACCTGCATTGCTGGTCCATTTACTTCCGTCTTTTGGTATTTTCATAATTCTCCACTTTCAGCCAATTTTAACATTAGGCTATATTGTTCATATGCTTTACGCACCGCCGGATATTTACTCCGTAGATATTGTTCTTGTTCTTTTTGATCCATAAGCACTTCGAATAGATTATAATGCCCAGTCTGCTTCATGTTGTTAAACACTTGATTTTCAAACTCGGCAATTCTTTCTAATTCACTTTCGGCTATCTCAACAGTGTAAAGAATTTCTGTTTCAAAATGAATGGGTTCGTTTAAAAACTTATTATAGTCATCGGCATAACGAAATAAAGATACATTAGCTTTAGTATGTTTGTGTGCCCGCTTGCTCGAGTCAATTACTCTTATTCCGTGTTCATTACAGAACTTTTTTGTTGTTATATTTGTCATGTTATTCTATCAGCATTAGCATAGCCATTGTAGCCTTCTTATCATCCTCTAAACATAGTAAAACTTCAGAGGAGGAGTTATGCCTTCGCATAATGCGCCAACCTTCTCCACCTATTCTATCATGAATGTAATAGAGACGAGGCCCAACATGCTTCATGCACCAGGCCTCTGCTTTACCTATACTGGGAACTTTAAACTCAATCATGTTCTATAGTATATATCACTTTATGTGCCCCACCTCAACAAAAACCATTCGTAGTCTTTGGCATCACGGAATCTAAACGTTCTATCAACATTGAAATACCATCGTGTCCATGCGTCAGTAATCGTAGGCTCAGGACCAAATTGTTTTACACACCAGGCAAATGCTGCCTGTTGGTCTCTGGGCAGTTTTGCTTCATACCATTTGGCACGACTGAATCGATATTTGGACGCCGGCTTCATAGGTAACATAATTTCGTTGCAAAGGTTGTTTTGGAACCAAGTATTTAGAGTACTCTTGCCAGTCTGCTGCACCGCACTATAATACAAAGTCATTTGGCCCTTTTTCAATCCACCCTGATTCATCCGGTGCCAGAGTACTTGTTGGTACGACAAAGGTTCTATGCCCTCGGGTACGTCTCTAAGTATTCCCATTATGCCCACCTTAACAAAAACATAGATAGATGTTTTGCTTCTTTAAACGCAAATGTAGTATTACCAAACATACTGTCTATGGACCAAATTCTGTCTCCCATACCTTCCCAGGTTTTAGGAGTAGCATAGGTCCAACTGCCTTTGCCTATGTTAGCATGACACCACTGTTCCATCTCAGGGTGTAGGTGGTATCGGTCTTTGCCAAATGTATAAAAATTCATGACCATCTCAACACAGTCATCAAATACTCGTTTTTTGTTGGCCAGGTTACCCACTGAAGATTGTCATCAACTGGAAAACCATTGTTTCTCAAAAATTCAATAGCCTCTTTGCGAACGGCAAGACGTGTGTCGGTGTCGTCAGTAGTCAAACCTGGAATGAATTTGTCAGTCAGTACATCTCGCAGCCTGTGAAATTCATTGAGTTTATAAAACTGAATTTTTTTCATGACCACCTCAGAATGAATAATGTCAAATCCTTTTCATCTTTAAAATAGAATTTGTCTTTCTTTTCAAACCAACGACTGCCACTATTTCCGAATCGTTCCTTGCACCAAGCCTGTGCCTGTTCATTTAGATCCAAGGGAGTGCTTTCTGTTCGAGCCATTTCAATCCAGGTATATTTCATACCCCATCCGCCAGCTTCACCCGTTTTCATAGGTCGCAGTTCGTTTTCGGAACCGATGTTTAGTCCGCCAATGATAGAACTAATACTGGTCATTTCTAACTCCACTTTAATGAAAATAATACTGCATCTTTTTCTGTTAGCAACACCAAATAATTTAAGTCATCAATTCCATCATGCCAATTGTTTTTAAAGGTTTCATTACACCATTGTTTGATTTTGTCTTCTTGTCCAGTATCTCCCGGGCCCCATGACACAAAGAAACCTTCCCATACATCGCTGTATCCTATATCAAATTTCATGACCACCTCAACATAAACATAGTAAGATCTCGATCTTGTTTAAAATAATATTCAATGCAGGTACTCTGCTGTACTACATTCCACTTGCCTTTAAATGCGCCCAAGGTCTTATCTAACCATTCTTCGACTTCTCTGGTACTGTGCAAAAGATTAACTTTGGTCTTATGTGGCCACAATTCTTTTTTAAGTCGTCTCATGTTAGTGCCTTCACGATTTCATATTGACGCAGTGCTTCTTGGACATTGTTCCAAGCAATAGCCAATGCTGGATTAGACTTTGGTGCTTTTCTATATCTCACAGGAGGATCACTATCAACCCACTGCTCGGGATCATCGGCTGTCCAGTAATAGACATTAGCCCAATGACTATGACAAGTGCTGTCAGTACGCCATTCTCCCTTGCCGTTCATGCCCCCAGTGTGATTCCAGTAAAAATAATCTACACCACAAGTATCGTCAGCTAGGGTTACGGTCCTAAAGCCCATGTAGTAGCCGCTTTTATCGGGTTGCCGATCTGCTGTATGGTGCCATATAGAAGTCTTCATTTGAAAAAGATTTAGTGGTTTCTGATAGAAGGAGTGCATCCCCGTACTTTAATTTTAACATCATTTCCTGTTTTTCGCAAGTGGTTGTTATCTTGATGTAGGGATTTTCGTTTTGATATTGCCAGCGTGTTCCGTTTAAGGTTTCAAAATCCTGCCATTCGGGCATAACGACTTCCACTTCGCATCCTAATCCAAATAGGAATGTTGCGTCAATTTATCAGGCTTACTCAGTGTCCAAAGTTTTTAGTAATCATACTCCATTACCGCTCCCAAACTTTAGTGCAAACATAGTTGAGTATTTCTCACCCTTGTTCATAAACTTAAATGTCACATATTCGTCAGCTTGAAATACTGCCCATTCGAAGTCTAGTCCCATAATCAATCCCTGATCTTTACACCATTCTGCTAACTGGATAGCGTGATTACTGGCATGGTGCAGTTTCATAAAGTCAAGATGCCTATACTGGACTATGGTGTCGAACGGTATTTGAATCTCAATCATCCTTTGTAATTTCTTCTATAACTGGATCTTCGTTAGGAAAATAATGCACATGATATTCTTGCTGGTTAAATTTATACACTTCAGAAATGCTGTGTTGATTATTGCTAAACTCGTCGGGTTCGTCTTGCAGTTGTATCATCAACCAAATGTTATCTCGCTCCTGCCCCTCGAGTACGCGACGAGGAGGACCCATAACTTTTCGAATAAAAGCCTTGGCTTCTTCCGGAGTCATGTTTAATATATTGGTCATTTTATGCCTGCTTCGTTTAGGATTTCTTTAACTAATGCAACATCTGCAGGAAACTCTTTAAATTTTTTCAACCAATATTTAATTTCAAATGCAGGGGTAATCATTGCCAGCTGTTCATCATTCATCTTGCCTACCATATCTTTACCGGTGTTACAATTTAACAAGACCCAGCAACTAATCTTTCCATTAATAATGTCATGTACTGCTTTGTTTAAACTCACATAGCTAAAGTAATGTGCAAAATTTGCATTGTGCTCATCACCCCATTCCATCATAGTTTGCAGTGTTCTTTGTACCGCAGATTCGACAGGTTCTACTTTAACTATGTCAAAAAGATATTGCTCATACAGTTCATCTCTGCACCAATGATCTAATTTAACACCACTCTTAATAACAAAGTCTATAAACTTGCTAGGGTATAATGGATTTACATTATTAACAAAACTACCAAATTTTACAAAGGCATTATAGTAAGCACTATTGCAAAAATGATCATAATTCTTAGGAACTTTAGCACCTTGCGTAAGTTGATAAAAACGGTTATAGGCCATGAATCCTGCTTGGACACGTTTTTCAGTTTCTTGCAATGCACGGCGTTTTCTTTCGCACATATGAGCAACTAGAGTTTTCTCTTTCATAAAACTCTTACTGCAATGTACACAAATAAAAGGCTGTTCCACTAATGCAATCATTCGTATGCTTTTCTATCTTTTTTATCAAACCCCATTGCGTCGAACAATTCTTTTTTATCTTTATCAGTCATTAAACTGGCTAACAGTTTAACATCTTCAATTTTATAAGTTGGATGTATCTCCGCCAACAATTTTTCAATCTTGTTTAATTCTTTTTTGAGTGCTGGAAGGTACGGGTGAAAACTCTTAATTCCAGCTCCTACTGCGGAATAAAGCAACCAATGTAATTTTTCATGACTCTTGCTGAGGTCCCAATGATTCTTATTGACTAATTCGTTAGTCATCTCAATGAACCATTCTTGTATATCTCTATCTCTAGAATCAACATTACTAACAAATCTCATTAATACATATGGGCTAAACTCTTTTAATTCAGCTTCAGTTAAGCCGTCATAAAAGTTATAGTCTTTATTATCAACTGCTGCAAGCACTCGAGCTATGTCAAGTTCTCGCTTCTTAGGAGTTTTTTTAGGTTTTGTTGTTGCCATGATTTAGACTGGATGCCATGCTACTGTTTCTTTGTCTTTGCTTAGATGATGTATTATTATACACTGTTCTAGAGCTTTTTGCAAGGCGGGATTGTCCTTTGCAGCACGGCGTATTTCGCCCCAAAGTTTGTCCTCTAACATGTGATCGTGTAGAGGACGACCATCAGAAGTTCTTGGATCTGTTTTATTTTCATACTGGTATCCAACTAATTTCTTTTCAGTTTTACCAGCTTCTCTAGCGTATATTTCTTCGCCGTTACGCTCGTATATGTAGGTGGTGCCCGGAGTTAGTGTTCCCATATTTCACCAACATTTAGTATAATCTACAATTTCACTCTGGCGACTTACTTCTTTTACAAAATATGCACAAAGTGGATCTTTCCCGGCATGAAGAGGAGTAGTCAATAACTGTCCTTGTTTCATTTTGGGAAAATACCATTTAACATCTTGATAAACATCGATGATGTCAATATCATGGAATTCAGGTCTAAAGCTAGATATTGGATTAAAACAAAAAGTTCTAAATCCTCGATCATTTAGGCTTGTTAGCGGCAACACTTCCATGTCCGGGCCTTCCGGGTCGCCAACAATGGCACACCAATCAAGAGGCATCGTAAGTTCATGTGGTCCAATTTTTAATACTGCCGCAGGCCCCGTAAAACTTTCCAAGAAAATTAAGGGAATAAAAAAATAGTCAGGATTTTGATTATCACTATTGTCTAGCACACTGAATCTCAAATCGTCATCTACCTCCTCTGGTAAATCATTGAGAAAGAATGTTTTGTTTTCTAAGGTTAGTATTTGCATTATTTGTTATATTTCACTTTCTGAATTTCGAACGGATATTTTGCATCCTTGTAGAACTTCTTTCGTTCAGTAAGGTGTCTCTTTGCATACTTCGTTGACGCTGTAATATCCCAGATTTGTACGAAGTCTTTGTCGTCTGCTTTTCTAATGCCTCGCCCAATGCTTTGTATAACTCTTGTAAAGCTCTTTCCGGACTCCAGCATAACCAGATTAAAAATACGAGGGATATTAATACCCACAGCGGCCACACCGTAAGTCGCCACAATAATCTTGTTAGTAGCAGTTTTAACTTCGTCATACTCGGTCTTTCTATCTTTGGTTTTTACTCTACCAGATATAAAAGCAACATCTGGTTCTTCTTTCAAAACACTGAATAAGCCACTAAGATGAGTTTGTAGGAATTCTCCGCACTCAATTCTATCAACTAACACAAGGGTGTTGCCAGTGTTTGCAATCTCTTTAATTAGCGTAGATATGTAACTCATCCTATCACTATCGGTTACAAGGAATTTTAACTCCTCGGGATATCCGCTAAACTCTTTCCATTCTGCTGTCTGAATAATGTTTACGTGACAGTCACTTAGCACACCTTTTTCTTGTAATTCGTGAGCACGAACTTGATGCACTACTTCTCCTAAACTTGCACGTATGCTTTGAAATTCATGATCTGCCTTGGGTACAGTACCGGTCAGGCCCCAGCGAATAGGTGCATTGGCAAGATTTCTTGTAAGTAAGTTTTTCAACACTTCTGCCTTGGCCATATGTACTTCATCGACCATAACTGTAGCAACTCCTTCGAGCAACTCTGCTAAAGTTAATACTTCTTCATCAGTAGTATCTTTGGATTTTTTGTCTAAAATATTCAAACTTTGCCAGGTACAAATCGTATGAGTTTTATCAAGGTTTTTTCTGTCGCCGTAATATACACCTACGTCTAAACCGCAGTTAATGAAGTCTTCTTCAGTTTGTTCGACGAGACTTTTGTTAGGAACAATGGTTACAGTTCGACCGTATTTTTCACAGATTTTCGCCAAAGTTGCAGTGGTAATTGTCTTACCAAATCCAGTGGCGATTTCCTGAATACATTGAGGATTTTTAAGAAACATATTAACTGCTTCGACTTGATCGTCACGCAGTCTAATAGGTTGTCCGGCAAATCTGTGCCCTTCGGGCCATGTTTGCTCACCCCAAAAATCTTCAAAAATCTCAGGAAAATCTAAGGTTATAGGAATGCGTAAATCATCTACTTCAACATAGTAATTCTTGCTTTCTAAATAGTCTAGAACCTGCGGCAGCATTGACAGATATGTTGTTCCGCCTAGACCGAAAAAACTCACGGTACCGTCCCATCGACCTAATTTATAGGCTGGTCGATACCGTGCAGTTGGGTCTTCGTATTTGAATTTTTTGACCAATGCCTTGCGAGTATCGAGATCTAAATTTTCAATCTTGATATTAACCTCGTCTTTAATTATAACTTTACAAGTTGGCAAAATTTAATTTCCTTTGTTGAGTTTTTTCTGATATGTGTATTACATTATGTTTCCATTTTAACAGATTTTTGATGGAATAGTGAATATTGTAGAAATTAAAATTTACAACAGAATTGAAAAACAAGTTTGATTCTATAACTGGTTTAGGAACTTTACTGCTGATAAAAACTGCCTTAGTTGTTTGACCAATAGGATTATTCAATCCGTGTTCTTTGACAAAATTATTGAAATTTTCACCAGTTTCTTTAGGTAATCTAAACAATACACTAATGTCTTCGTTGGCTACATCAATAGATTTTAAAAAATCATAACATAGCTGCATTTTCTCTATTTCAGTTCCTCCCGGAATTATAAAAAGAGTCGGAGACAAGTGTTTCACAATATCAGTTAATGCAGAAATTAGTATATTTTCCAGATTTACTGAAAATTCTTCGTCGGGTGCAACTTGCAAAAATTGCCTAGTTACACTGTTTGCATTTTTTAGCTCAGGTGAATCTTGTATAGAGTCATCCCATGTAAAAATTCCTAATTTTCTGGCCAAGAATAAATTTTCTAGAATATTTGAATTCGCAGGCTGACCAATTTTTTCCGAAATATTCAAAAATTTCAGATTTTCTCCGTCATACGATAACATAGGAATATGCTTTTCGACATTTTGTTCAATTACAAAAATTTGATTTTGATAATTTTCAAATTCTTCATCAACAACAAAATTTTCCTCAATCGCAATCGTGCCCAGGAAACGCAATGACCTCTCATCGAGTGAAAAAATCCATGATTTTTGCTCAGGATCCCAATTTGCCAAGTTAAGACTTGTTTTTTCTTTTCTAATTTTTGTTAGTAACGGTTCGTTGTATGGAAATTCCATTTTGATCAGTTTTCCGTGAGTTTGATCAGGAACGATTGATAACCGTTTGACATAAGACACTGTTCTTCTACCCAATCTAAAGGTGGGATTTTCTAGAAAACCCGAAACATCTTTACCGAGTACTAAATTTACCTTGGGCATATATCGTTTTAATATCCTTACAGATAGCAACTCTTGTTTTTCTGTAAAACCGTACCCTTTAATGATCTGATTGAACAAACTGTCAATGATTTGAAAATCAGAAGATACGGCAGATGCCGAACTACTAGTGGCTAGGGCAATAATTAAGTCTTCAATATGCATGATTTATTATAACATAATGTAAAAAGGAGAACAAGTCTCCTTTTTACTTTTACAAAACAACATCTTCCAAGCCAGCAGTTCGAAGTTTGATAATATTACTTAATTGCCACTGCTTTATGTCCAATGCCTTGACTATACCTAGCCATTGATTTCTTAACATGGCGAATTCATTGATAATTTTTTCCATATCAACTACGTCTGCCTCACCATCGACGTATTTTTCAACATCTCGACTGCTTAGTGCTCTTTGATAATTCTCTAGATATTTCTTAAAGGCCTTACTTCGGGTTCGGCGTAGTTCAATGTTAAGATATTCAAGAACAGCTTCAATTTCTTGAAGCTGGTTGAATCGTTGTTCGACAATACCTGGCAATTGGGATGAAGATTTTTCCACATTTCCGTGAATTTTAACTTCACTCTTTGCTGCATTGAGTTCCTTATAAAAGTACTCAATGCAATCAGGCAAGTAAGAAATATCTTTACTTACTTTAGAATACCATGACATTAATAATCCTCGTCGTCGGGATCATTATACTCATCTTCATCTATCTCATCTTCTTTGAACTCATCTAATACAATCGTAATTGCCGTATCAAGATGTGGATCATATCCCATGAGACCTTCTAAAGTAGCTACTTCAACATCTTTACCTACTAAGAAATCAACGAATTGGTTTGCAGCCGTTTCGCGACTTTTTTCTGGGATATAATCTCTAAATGTGTCCCAAACTTCAATAATTAGTTGTTCTTCCATGTTATGCTTCCTCAGAATCTTCAGTAATAGTTGCTTCAACTTTATCAGTATGAGAAGCAATTTCTGCCATCATTGTAGTCAGTCCATCTTTCTCGTTTTTCTCCCAAGCCTTACGGAATTGTTTGATAATTTCACCGTCAGCAGTTGTATAAACAAGACTATTGCCTTCTTTCTTCAACATACCTTTAGCTTCAAATAAATCAACCAGTCCGCTGTAAGGACTCATGCCTGTTGAGTATGGAATTTCAACTTGTACTGATTCAAATGGCTTTGCATAACGTGTTTTCATGATCTTACAAGCTGAACGAATACCATTTACAGTGGTAGTTTTATTACCATCTGCGTCTGTTTTCAATTTCAGCTTACGCATAGCAACTACAATAGAACTTGCATAGATGAAACCTTGGCCACCTGAAATCTTATCATCGGGATCAAACATATCCTGTGAAGCATATGTGTGATTTGTACAAACCATGCCTACATTCCACGAGCCAAACATATTAACACAGTTGCGAACTAAAGATGTAAGTGCTTTGGGCTTACGGCCCATGTCACCTTTCATTTCACCTGCTTCGAACTGATTAACATCTGTAGGAGTTAACAACATACCCAACGAGTCGATTACAAACAATACCTTAGGACGAGATTCCTCGGGCATAACTTTGTATTCTTTCATGAATTCACTAATGGTTTTAGCCACATCGTCAATCATCGCCATGTTAAGTTTAAGAAGTTTTTCTTCACTTGTATCAACACCTAAATCAAGCAACCACTTTTCATCAAGGGCGTTTTCGCTATCGACTAGAACAACAAAAATGCCTTGTTCTTGTGCCGCTTTAATAATGTTACCTGAACAGATATACGATTTACCTGCACCAGATTCGCCAGCAAAAACTGTTACTTTACCTAAAGGGACTCCCCTAAAGAAGTCCCCCGAGATAAGATAGTTTAGGGCGTAGTTACCGGTTGAAATCCAATCGGTGGGGTCGTTAAACCCGATTCCCAAGCCATCAATACTTTTAGTAATAGACTTGCGGAACTTCGAAATATCGAAGGCCTTTGCCATAGTCTATTACTCCTTAGTCTTTCTGACGGTTACGAATCATTGCGATGATATCGGCTGCACGACTAGATGCTTCACCACCTGCGCTCTCAGCTTTTGGAGCAGGTGCAGTAAATGACTTCTCTGCTGTTGCAACATCTTCATCCCATGGAGCAGGTTCTTCTGCTACTGGAGCAGGTGCTGGACGAGCTGCTGGTGCTGCGGCTGGTTTAGCTGCTCCACCTTCTGCATTGTCGCGACCACCGTAGCCTGCTGGCTTGAAGTATTGACCCCAACGATCCATGTCAAATGCTTCACCATCTACTGATGCTTCAAACATTTCTTTCATAACCTTGAGCTCAACTTCGCCTGGCTTCTTGGGCAAGAAGTCTTTTAGATTGAACAAACCGTGTTGTGCAATTGCTGCATTTTCTGCCTCGCTTAGAGCACGCTCACGACGAGCCCAAGTAGAAGTAGAATAGTCAGCATAACCACCTTTGCTCGTTTTTGCAATCTTGAAATCAAGACCACGAACCAAGTCTGTTGGTAGTTCTTCAATCTCACTATCCATCAAAGCATTCTTAACAATGTTAAAAATTTGTGAGCCGATGATGAATCGACGGATTGGATTTTCAGGAGTCTTATCTTCCTGTAGTTTGCTTTCGCCCACAAAACCTTGGAACAGGTATGACTTCTTCTTCCAGTACTTACGACCCATATCTTCCAAAGACTTGTCTTTGAACCATGGACGAACTTCTGTTAGAATTGGACATGTCTCACCCCACATTTCCATACATGGGACTTGCACAGTCACAGGCTTGGAATTAGTTTCACCTTTAACTCCGGCGAAAGGCAATTTGATCATTGCTCGTTCAATCCAGAAAAAAGTATTTGAGCTGTCACCGTCAGGAAGGAAGCGGACTGTAGTAGTCGAACCTTCTGGCATGTTCCAGTGAGGGTAAATTGCATTATCACCGCCGCCGGATTGCCCGCCGCCTTGTTGTGAAGATGCTTGTAGTTTTGCGCGAATTTCTGCTAATGTTGCCATAATGTTTTTCCTTAATGTTGATTTATTATGCCTCTTCTTTAAAGCCTACTGACTAAAAAGAAAAACTGTGCATGTGTTTAGTATGCACAGTTTTATTTATTATCGCAACCTATTAGGCTACGAAAATATGGTTATTTTTGCCAATTATTTTCTGTAGTTGGCAATTCTCATAATGGCTTCTAGTGCTGCTGATTCGTTCTGTCCTAGTCCTAGTTCTGCCTTTTTACGGGCTAAACCTGCTGAGCTTGTTGGGCTATTGGTTTTTTCTTTTTCTAAATCTTTGGTAGACATTTTCCAATCGCCGCCTTGTTCCTTGCGCTTGTATGCAGGAACTTGACTCTTATCTGGACCACTTTCGTTTGGACCACGGTCATCTGGAACACCAGCGGCTTTCAATGCGTCTGCCCTGTCACCATAACCTTTAACGCCTGGTTTGATATCTTTAGATGCTTGTCTAATTGCTGACTTTTCTGTGTCAGAGGCGTTGCTAGCATCAACGTGCTTCATTGTTGTAGAAGCTTGATGACTCTCTCTACCTTCAACTTTTGCTTTGATGTTGCCCACTAATTCTTTTAGACGAGCTAGTCCATCGTCACTGGATACTTGAGCAGCACCATGACGCTGTTGCCATTCCGTAGTTAGTTTTTCCATAAATTGTTCTGCCATTTGTCTTGCCTGTTGTCCGGCTTGCTCGCCAAACTTTTCGCTAATTTGTTTTTCAACGTCTAGTGCAATGCCTTCGCCGCCACGGAATGGTCCAACTTCCGGATTGTCACGATTGTAAAAACTCTTAACAATCTTAGCAACTTCTTGAACCATATTACCTTCTTTACCCTCAGCTACTGGAAGCTGTGCAGGAGGAGCTTCCGGTGCAGCTGGTGCTTGAGCTGCTGGATCTACAGCAGGAGCTTCAGTTCCACTTAGGCCCAATGCTACTAATAGTTCTGGATAACTTTCCTGCGCCCAGACTTGTAATACTTCCATAGGATCAGTTGTAGGATCTAAGTCGTATGCACCTTTTAATTTTGCTTCAAGGTCGCTATCTTCAAGACCGAAGCTACTAAAGAATTGCCATGCAGTTTGCCCATCTACTCCTAGTTCTATCTCACCGTTAGGTAATTCATCCATTGCCTGCTTTAGAGAAGCAATTTGATCATTAGTTAGCTTGCCCTGCTCTACCGCTTCTGCCCATTCTGTAAATTCGTCAAATGCGCTTTCTTTAACTTCTTTGTCGTCGTCGCACTCGCACGGGGAGCAATCGCATTTGGGACAAGTTCCTTCATTAACAAAATCTTCTAAATCTACAGTATTGGCTTCTTGCATAATGCTGTGAATTAGAGGAAAAAATGCTGCTAGGTCTTCTTTGAAATTTGTTTCTGTAAATTTTTGTTTGTATGTTTCCATCGTGACAGGATCTAGGTCTGCCATTAGTGTATCATCTTGTTCTACAAAACTTGCTGTCCATGCTTCATAATGGTGACGCTTGCTCAATGATTCAATTTGTGCTTTTAATTCTTGTAGTCGGCCTACGGCCCTTTCTTTAATTCCCATAGCATCATCATGGAGCTGTGTGTGCTGTACTTGTCTGCTGAATTCTTGTAGCTGTGCAATCTGCTCACTCATACGTACAATGGCCTTGCCGGCTGGATCGTGTGGTACGCCGCCATGGTCAA